ATGACCATCCGACAAGCAAGCCACTGGATCTGCTCGGCTATCCGATCCAGAACTCAACGCAGGAGAACGCCATCATCATCGACACCTTCGGCGGCTCTGGCTCGACACTTATGGCCTGTGAGCAGCTGAACCGCACCTGCTACATGTGTGAGCTTGATCCGAAATACGCCTCCGTCATCCTCCGGCGCTACGTCGAGGATACCGGCGATTCCGAAAATGTGTATGTCATACGCGACGGCAAAAAGCTCCTCTATTCCGACCTTGTTAAGGAGGTCGAGCTGCCCGACGGCAAATGATTCCTTTGTGTACTAAGCACAGTTTTAAGCCCGCATAATCGGAAGAATTTCTACCTGAGAAATATCGCTTATTCGCTTGCTATTACAGCCGTTCAGAGTGATGTATAGACATGCCGAAAGGCACAGGACCTACGGCAGAAAACCACATTAAACGGAGGTAAAACACATGCGAATCAACTACAACGTAACAGGAGCACAAAGGAAGGAACTGGTCAGGGTTATCGCCGATACTACCGGCGCGAAGGCCGAGTACATGAAGATGCCGACCTGCAATTACCAGATCGACTACTTCACCGTCACCAAGGACGGTGCACTCGAGTTCGACGACATGGCGGACAGCGAGGAAGTCGAGACGGTTCTCGAAGCCATCGCAGACGCGGGATTCGAACCGGAGTCACAGGAAACAGCGGAATCGGAAGCCAAGGAAGAACCCGCAGAGGCAGACGAAACCGCGCCAGAGGCCGAGGAAACTGGCCTGACGGTCGAGATTCCGCTCGACAAGGTCGCGGTCGGAACGCTGACCAACATTCTCGAAGCCAAAGGCAGCCTGATCAAGAAGGCACTCGGGATTGACGACCTGCGGTTCGAAATCAAGGAAGACCGCATCGCATTCCCATGGTTCCCGGAACTGCCGACACCGGACGAAACCAGAGCCTACACGATGTTCATCGCCCAGCTCTGCAAGCTCTCCAAGGAACTGAAAAGAGCAAGTAGCACCGAGACGCCGGTCGCCAACGAGAAATACGCATTCCGCTGCTTCCTCCTCCGCCTCGGATTCATCGGCGCGGAATACAAGCAGGAACGCAAGATCCTGCTCCGGAACCTCGAGGGCAACTCCAGCTGGAAGAACGGCGCACCCAAGAAGGAAACCACTGAGGAAGCTACCGAGGAGGTGCAGGGATGAGGATGATCAGACCGGAACAGCTCGAACAGCTGCACAAACAATATCCGAACGGTACCCGCGTGGAGCTGGTCCAGATGGACGACATTCAGGCTCCTCCTGCCGGAACCCGCGGCACGGTCTACGGCATCGACGACACCGGAAGCATGCTGGTCCACTGGGACAACGGCAGCGGACTGAACGTCATCTACGGCGAAGACATTGTGCGGAAGGTGGTGGACTGACATGGATGAGAAAATCAAGGAGCAGATCCTCTCGATCCGCGACACCGGCCTTTGCAATATGTTCGACCTGCCCTACGTGCAGCGGCTGGCCTTTGACCGGAACTACTACGAGCTGGTGCTTTTCATCGAAAAACACAGGAAAGAATATGTGCATTTCATCATGACCGGTGAAACGAAAGAATCCTGATTCTGGACACAGATATTTATCAATTTATCTGGCCAAATTGACTTGCTATATGTGCCGAACAGAGTGATATATACACATGCCGAAAGGCACAGAAAACCAAGCAAACAAGCGAAAATCAGGAGGAACACACGATGAAAAAGAACACCTACTTCGAGCAGATGAGAGACACCGCAATCGCCTACAACGAGGCACAGGCCATCCGCGAAAAGGACCGCGAAGCCATGAAGGAAGCCGACGACTGGGACGGCGTGAAAGCCTTTGACGAACGCGAAAAGAAGGAGTTCCCTTACCCCTTCACCGCCGGACAGAACAAGGCGCTCTGCGAATACGACCGGAGCCTTCGGAACGGCGCGGACGCATTCGAGGTCGACGATCTCCCTTGGGATTACGAGCTCAGCGACTTCGTTGACACGCTCCGCAAAGCCGGAATCACCGCGATTGTGGTAACCGATGAGAGCACCGGCCTGATGGACGGCATCTACGGACTGACAAGCCTCGGCTGCAAGATGACCGGGCTCAAGACAGTCACGAGAGCCGACGACCACCGCTTCGGTTCGAAAGAGCCGGAACGCAAAAACGGCATCGAATTCCAGTTGTAAACTACACAATCCGGCCTCCCGGATTAACCCGAAAAATTGTCACATATATTCCTCGAAATGACTTGCTATCAAAGCTGATCAGAGTGATATATGTACACACCGAAAGGGAAAACCAGAGCAAACGGAGGACAAGACAATGTGGGAAAAAGGATCACTGCTCATCGAAGGAACGGTCGTTAAATATTGGGTGAAGCATTACCCGGAACCTTCCGAGGACTACGGAATCGATGGCGGACGCATTTCCAAGATGGAGCTTCGCGTCGACGGCAAGGTAACACTCAACTACGATCGCGGATGGGACATCGAGCCCGAGGACGAAGCCAGCCAGCTCGCCTACGCGGTGCTCATGAAGCAGTACAACTAAGCAACACCTGAATTTGAATATTCCGAAAGCAGAGCCTTGACGGGCTCTCGCTCTCGTACCGATAGAAACCGCAGCGATGCGGTTATTTTTATGCCATTAGGAAGGAGGAATGCTCCATGGCAATGCGAAAGCTGAAGAAATACAAGGTCACGCGCTTTATGGAGAAAACCTCCCATTATGATCAGAATCTTGCTGATTACGCCTGCCTCTTTATCGAGCAGCTCTGCCACACCAAAGGCACATGGGCGGGAAAGCCGTTCGAGCTGATCGACTGGCAGGAGCAGATCGTGCGCGATCTGTTCGGCGTGATCAAGGAGAACGGCTACCGGCAATTCAACACCGCCTACGTGGAGATCCCAAAGAAACAAGGCAAGAGTGAGCTTGCCGCGGCAATCGCGCTGCTGCTCACCTGCGGCGATGGTGAGGAACGCGCTGAAGTCTACGGCTGTGCTGCTGACCGGAATCAGGCAAAGATCGTCTTTGACGTGGCGGTCGATATGGTGCGCTTCTGCCCGGCACTCAGTAAGCGCGTGAAGATTCTCGAATCGCAGAAGCGGCTCGAATACCTTCCGACGCACAGCTTCTACCAGGTGCTCTCCGCCGACGTCGCAAACAAGCACGGATTCAATACGCATGGCGTGATCTTTGACGAGCTGCACACGCAGCCGAACCGGGAGCTGTTTGACGTCATGACAAAAGGAAGCGGCGATGCTCGGATGCAGCCGCTGTTCTTCCTGATCACGACCGCCGGAAACGACACGAACTCGATCTGCTATGAGCAGCACCAGAAGGCGCTTGACATCATGAACGGGCGCAAGCATGATCCGACTTTCTACCCGGTTATCTTCGGTGCCGATGAATCCGAGGACTGGACGGACCCGAAGGTCTGGAAGAAAGCCAATCCGAGCCTCGGCATCACGGTCGGCATCGACAAGGTCAAGGCCGCGTGTGAGTCGGCAAAGCAGAATCCCGGCGAAGAGAACGCATTCCGGCAGCTTCGCCTGAACCAGTGGGTGAAACAGTCTGTCAGGTGGATGCCAATGGACAAATGGGATGCCTGCGCATTCCCGGTGGATGAGGACGATTTGGAAGGCCGCGTCTGCTACGGCGGACTCGACCTGTCATCCACGACGGATATTACAGCGTTCGTGCTGGTCTTCCCGCCGCAGGATGAGGACGACAAATATGTGGTTCTCCCATACTTCTGGGTGCCGGAGGGCACATTGGATTTGCGCGTCCGGCGCGATCACGTTCCCTACGACCTCTGGCAGAAACAAGGCGTCCTCGAAACGACCGAGGGCAATGTCATCCACTACGGATACATCGAAAAGTTCATCGAGAACCTCGGCGAACGGTTCAACATCCGCGAGATCGCATTCGACCGCTGGGGAGCCGTCCAGATGGTGCAGAATCTCGAGGGCATGGGCTTCACCGTCGTTCCCTTCGGACAGGGCTTCAAGGACATGTCTCCGCCGACCAAGGAGCTGATGAAGCTGGTCTTGGAGAAACGAATAGCACATGGAGGCCATCCGGTGCTCCGCTGGATGATGGACAACATCTTCATCCGAACCGATCCGGCGGGCAACATTAAGGCCGACAAGGAGAAATCCACGGAGAAGATCGACGGCGCAATCGCCACGATCATGGCGCTCGACCGGGCAATACGAATGGGCAATGATAACACCGCTTCTGTCTATGACAGCCGCGGAATTCTTTTTATCTGAGGTACAAATGCATGTTTTTGATAGCAATCATGGGCTTCCTGCTTCTGCGGGAGGCCCTTAATCAAATGGAGGACTTGATATGAGCATTTTCAACAGATGGTTCAGAGGACGAGACGCTCCCAAAGATTCAACCGCCGGGAGTAGTTACCGCTTCTTCTTCGGAGGCACCACTTCCGGCAAAGCTGTGACGGAACGCTCCGCCATGCAGATGACGGCGGTCTACTCGTGCGTGCGAATCCTCTCGGAAGCAATCGCGGGCCTGCCGCTGCACTTGTATCGCTACACCGATAACGGCTCGAAGGAGAAAGCCATTGACCATCCGCTTTATGAGCTGCTGCACGACGAGCCGAATCCGGAGATGACGAGCTTCGTGTTCCGCGAGACGCTCATGACGCACCTGCTCCTCTGGGGCAATGCCTACGCGCAGATCATCCGCAACGGCAAAGGCGAAGTCGTGGCTCTCTACCCGCTGATGCCAAACCGCATGACGGTCGACCGCGACGAAAACGGCCAGCTTTATTACGAATACCAGACCTCGACCGATGAGGCGCACACGATGAACGGCAGTCTGGTAAGGCTGTCTCCGATGGATGTGCTGCATATTCCCGGTCTCGGCTTCGACGGCTTAGTCGGCTACTCGCCGATTGCGATGGCCAAGAACGCCATAGGGCTTGCCATTGCCACCGAGGAGTACGGCAGTAAGTTCTTTGCCAATGGCGCGACGCCGGGCGGCATTCTGGAGCATCCCGGCGTGGTCAAAGATCCGGAGCGAGTCCGTGAAAGCTGGAACTCAGCCTTCGGCGGCTCTGCCAATTCCAACAAGGTCGCAGTGCTCGAAGAAGGCATGAAATACACGCCAATCAGCATCAGCCCGGAGCAGGCGCAGTTCCTTGAGACGCGCAAGTTCCAGATAGACGAGATCGCGAGAATATTCCGTATCCCGCCGCACATGATCGGTGACCTCGATAAATCGAGCTACTCGAATATCGAGCAGCAGTCGCTGGAATTCGTAAAGTACACGCTCGACCCGTGGGTATCCCGCTGGGAACAGTCGATGCGCAGAGCACTGCTCCGTCCCGAGGAGAAGAAGGACTACTTCTTCAAGTTCAACGTGGACGGTCTGCTCAGAGGCGACTATCAGAGCCGCATGAACGGCTACGCCACTGCAAGGCAGAACGGATGGATGTCGGCAAACGACATACGCGAGCTTGAAAATCTCGACCGCATTCCGGAGAACAAGGGCGGCGACCTGTATCTCATCAACGGCAACATGACCAAGCTCGAGGATGCCGGAATCTTCGCAGCATCAGCTTCAACAGAAACGGAGGAACAGCCTGATGAAACGCAGGAAGAACAGACAGAATCACAGGAACAATCGGAGTCTGATAATCGGCTCCGGGAAAGGAGGAAGTCCCTATGACAAGAAAATTCTGGCGATGGACCAGAAACGAAACGCCGGACAGCTTCGGTTCAGACCGAACGCTCTACCTCGACGGGGAAATATCCGATGAAACCTGGTACGGCGACGAAATTACGCCGCAGGCATTCAAGGACGAGCTGAACTCCGGCGAAGGCAACATCACGCTCTGGATCAACAGTCCCGGCGGCGACGTCTTTGCGGCGGCGCAGATCTACAACATGCTGATGGACTACCCGTATGACGTGACCGTCAAGATTGACGCGCTCGCTGCATCGGCGGCAAGCGTTATCGCAATGGCCGGAACCAAGGTCTGCATGAGCCCTGTCGCGATGCTGATGGTGCATAATCCCGCGACCATCGCGATCGGCGATTCGGAAGAAATGCAGAAGGCCATCGACATGCTCTCCGAGGTTAAGGAGTCGATCATGAACGCCTATGAGATCAAGTCCGGACTGTCCCGGAACAAGATCAGCAAGCTCATGGACGCTGAGACCTGGATGAACGCGAAGGAAGCCAAGAAGCTGGGATTCGCCGACGAGATACTGTTCGCAGACGGCGCAGAGCCGGATAGCGACGACATCAAGGAGCCTGACGACGATACGGAAATTGAGATGCTTTTCTCCCGGAAAGCTGTCACCGACTCCCTGCTCTCAAAGCTGATACCGAAACGCAAAGCTGAAAAGAAAACAGCGACCGTGAAGGCCGCAGACCTTGAGAAGCGGCTGTCGCTTCTCAGCCACTAATGAATGGAAGAAATTATTATGACCAAGATTATGGAACTCATGGACAGACGCGCCAAGGCGTGGGACGCAGCTAAGAACTTTCTCGACACCCACTCCGATAACGGCGGCAACGTATCCGCGGAGGACGCGGCCACCTACGACAAGATGGAAAAGGAAGTCACCGACCTGACGCACGACATCGAGCGCCTGCAGCGTCAGGAGCAGATCGACAAGATGCTCTCCGCGCCGACTTCCGCACCGCTCACCGGCAAGCCGGGAGCCAAGGACGAGCCGGACGACAAGCCGGGCATCGGCAGCAAGGCGTACAAGACTGCCTTCTGGGATTCTATCCGCAAGCGCAACTGGTACGACGTGCAGAACGTTCTGGAGGTCGGCACCGACGCGAACGGCGGTTATCTCGTGCCGGACGAATACGAGAAGACGCTCGTGCAGGCGCTGACCGACGAGAACTTCTTCCGCTCTCTGGCGCACGTCATCCAGACCGACAGCGGAACGCACACCATCCCGATTGTCGCTTCCCACGGCACCGCTTCATGGATGGAGGAAAACGGGCTCTATCCGGAATCCGACGACACCTTCGACCAGATCACGCTTTCCGCGTACAAGCTGGGAACGGCGATCAAGGTATCCGAGGAGCTGATGAACGATTCGGTCTTCGACCTGCAGTCCTACATCTCCACGGAGTTCGCGAGACGCATCGGCGCTGCCGAGGAGGAGGCGTTCCTTGTGGGTGACGGCCAGAAGAAGCCTGAAGGCGTCTTCACCAAGGTCAAGGCGACCGAAGGCGCGACTACGGAAATCGCCAACACGAACATCACCTTCGACGAGATCATGGACGTGTTCCACTCCCTGAGAAGCGTGTACCGCAACCGCGCGGTCTGGATTCTCAACGACTCCACCGTCAAGGCGCTGCGCAAGATCAAGGACGGCAACGGAAACTACATCTGGCAGCCGTCTGTTATAGCCGGTCAGCCGGATACGATTCTCAACCGTCCGTACCGCACTTCGATTTACGCGCCGGAGCTTGCGGCTGGCAATGTTCCGATCCTGTTCGGAGACTTCAGCTACTACTGGATCGCCGACCGTCAGGGACGCAGCTTCAAGCGCCTGTCCGAGCTTTACGCGGCGAACGGGCAGATCGGATTCCTCGCGTCCGAGCGCGTGGACGGCAAGCTGATCCTGCCGGAAGCCGTCAGAGGTCTTTCCGTCAAGGCGGCGGGCTGATTGATTTTGCTTTGTTGTAGGCGGGCATCCATTACGGGTGTCCGCTTCACTTTTATTGGAGGTGTCCCATGGAAGTAACGCTTGAGGAAGCAAAAACCTATCTGCGAGTCAGTTTTTCCGATGAGGACGAGCTGATCCAGAATCTCATAACGTCGGCCACCGCAGCCGTGCAGGACATCGCAAGATACAGCGACGAGGAATGGGAAGCCAGCGAGGAGAAAATCCTCATCCGCATGCGCATCGCCATCCTCTACACCGTGGCGTACCTGTACGAGCACCGCGAGGGCGCCGACCACAACCAGCTGAACCTGACGCTCCGGGCGCTTCTGTTCGGCATACGCAAGGAGGGATTCTGATGAAGATCGCCAGCATGCGCGTGCCGGTCACATTCCAGAAGAACACGGTCACATCGGACAAGTACGGCAACCACACCGCGACCTGGACGGATTACTTCAAGTGCTGGGCGACGGTCGGCACAGACTCCTACGGCTCGGAGACCTCCGGCGAGGTCGTCAACCCGGAGGAATCGCTGAACTTCACATGCCGCTGGTGTTCTGAGCTTGCCGAGGTCGTCTCCACCAAGTACCGGATTCTCGCGGAAGGCAAAACGTACAACATCACCTATGTGAACCCGATGGGCTATAAGAAGAATTCCATCAAATTCAACTGCGCATTGGAGAAAACGACATGAACGAGAAGGTATCAATCGACGGCCTGCGCGACGCTGTGATGAAAGGCCTGCGGGAGTACGCCGACCTTGCCGCGGACGATATGAAGGACGCGGTCAGGGACACCGCAAAATCCGTCCGCAAGGACATACAGGCAAACGTTCCTGTGCGTACCGGCAAGTACAAGAAGTCGTGGTCGGTCAAGACAGTCAGCGAAAGCGCGGACTCCCTCGACATGGTGGTGCATTCCCGGAACCGCTACCAGATTGCGCATCTGCTGGAGCATGGCCACGCCAAGCGCGGCGGAGGCAGAGTCGCTGCAAGACCGCATATCGCACCTGCCGAGCAGGCAGGCAACGAGAAGCTGGTGCGCGAAATCCAGCAGAAGCTGAAAGGATGACGCCCATGAGCTACGACGAAGTTGTAACCATGCTCGAGGAAGCCGGACTTCCCGTCGCCTACGACCACTTCGCCGAGGGCGAGTCTCCAGACCCGCCGTTCATCTGCTTTCTGTTTCCGGGAACGGACAACATGTTCGCGGACAACGTGGTCTGGCAGAAGGTCGACGAGCTGAACATCGAGCTTTATACAGACAAAAAGGACCCGGACATCGAATCGAAAATCGAATCCATCCTGACCGCGCATGAGCTTCCCTATGAGAAGTCGGAGGTCTGGATCGAGGACGAAAAGATGTACGAGGTGCTTTACCAGACACAGATTATTGGAGGTTAAAGAATATGGCTACTACCAAGAAGAACAAGGTCAAGTTCGGCCTGAAGAACTGCCACTACGCCATCGCGACGCTCGCCGAGGACGGCACCGTGACATTCGGCACGCCTGTGGCGATGCCCGGCGCGGTCAGCCTTTCGCTTGACGCCGAGGGCGACAACGAGCCGTTCTACGCCGACGACACGGTTTACTACATGGTGTCGAACAACAACGGGTACTCCGGCGACTTCGAGCTGGCGCTCATTCCGGAGAGCTTCCTCACGGACGTGATGCACGAGACCGAGGACGCGAACGGCGTGATTGCAGAGAACAAGGATGTGGAGCCGGAGCATTTCGCGCTGCTGTTCGAGTTTTCCGGCGACCAGAGGAAGATCCGCCACTGCATGTACTACTGCTCCGCGACAAGGCCGTCCGTTTCCGGTCAGACCAAGGAGGACTCTACCGAGGTACAGACCGACACCCTTTCCATCACGGTTTCTCCGCTTCCGTCAGGCCTTGTGAAGGTCAAGACCGGCTCGAACACATCCGAGTCTGTTTACAACGCCTGGTACGACAAGGTCTACGAGCCGAGCGACACCGCAGCAGGCTCTGGCACTTCGTCCGGCGCAAAGGCAAGTACGAGCTACAGCACTGAGGAGGAGTAAGCGATGGCAGTGACAAAGACAATAGAAATTGACGGGCAGCCGGTGACTTTCAGAGCGTCGGCTGCGATACCGCGTCTGTACCGGAACAAGTTCCACAGGGACATCTACCGGGATCTGAATGAGCTGCAGAAAGGCATCAGCGAGAACGATTCGGAAAGCTCGAATCTGGACACCTTCTCGCTGGAGCTTTTCGAGAACATCGCGTGGCTGATGGCAAAGCACGCCGACAAGGACGTGCCGGATACGCCGGAGGAATGGCTCGACAGCTTCAACACATTCTCGATTTACGAGGTTCTCCCGCAGATTATCGAGCTGTGGGGAATCAACACGGAGCAGCAGGTTTCCGCTAAAAAAAACCTCACGCGACAGAGCGGGAAATGACAACCCCGCTCTTTCTTTTGCGCTGCGTGCAGATCGGACTTCATATCTCGGAGCTTGACCT